ATCATCTTTTCTCCAGTACCCATCCGCAGTCAACACGACATGATCGGCGTCAATCCTACTTAGGTTTAGACAGCCTTCGTGTTCGGATCCTACTAGATATTAGATATTCCAAAGTCCGGTAGTACAAGAAGGTATAATACATCCGCTCTTCTAGTCACCTTGAGCCTACCTCCTTCTTAATGACATCCAATAGTGTGTTAGTGTCCAAATCTTCAGTATCGATCTTGACAACTGGTGCGTCAATTTTCGCCCTAGATGATTTCCTATTAGCCTTCTCTGCTCTGGACAACATCGAGGGATAGTTATCCAGAACTAGCATAGGTGAATCGCCCATACCCACAATTTTTACTCCATTCTTCTCCATTTCCACCATGGCGAATTTTTTAGGAAATCCATTTTTGAAGCATACTGCAATCGCTTCCTTGCCTGTTCGTTCAATTGGTTTACTGTTCATCAGTAAAGACTTGTTAGTATCTGATATTACATCTAAGATCGCGTCGTGAATTTGTTGAGGCGTATCCTTTGAGTAATATTTAATGCCATTTGATTCAGTTCCATCCAATTCCGGCTTATTAACCTGAAACGAATACTTTACCCCTAATCCCCTAACATCACTATGTGGTGGATTTTCTATAATGATTACATTGTTACCATAGTCACCTGCAATGATATGGTTACAGACACACTTCTTGAAAAATTCTTCGTCCTTATCTTTACGATACTTTTCTTGCTCATCGGATGTAAACACCGCTTCAGAATCTATGAATACATCACCATGAGTACTGATTAAGGCATCAGGCTTAGTACCTTCCCCCATCTCAATTACTTGATTTTTAATCGTAGACTCACTAACTCTGAATGAATCGTTCGGCAACATTCTACCTGCTCCATTCTCTACAAAAAGATCTTTAAATGGAGTATTTAACAATATTGTTGTAGCCTGATCACGTACACCAGACTTGTATCCATCCACATACCCTTTGAAGTACTTCATTGACCACCCTATAATTAGCGAATCCAATGAATTACATTTAATTGGTATTTCCTCGATTCCCATAGCGGTCAAACCAGCTGCGGAGACTAATTTTGTATTCTTAATCATAGCGGAATTAATTCCAACTGTATCGTCCAGTTTGATTGTGGCATTAGAGTCGACTTCAACAACTGAAGATGATGACCCCACTGAAGCTGCCCGAATAAAACCACTCGGCGGTGCAACAACTAAAATAATTAAAGAAGTTTTCTTCCCTCCATGCTTTGAAATTATGCCATGTCTAAAAGCTCCCTGAACGTAAGGAACACCCAAAAGGGCTGACATTGCTGGCATTATACTTTGGTACGTCGTCTTTGGTGCCGTGTTGTTTGAACTGGTGACAATGTCCATCAACGTGGCGTTTGGATTTTCACGAATAAACGATTCGCCATAACCATCGAGAATAACTGTAGATGAAGGAACTATCTTTCTTGCGATGACAGAATCCATAGTACGCTTCTCAGTTATAGTGTCTGGTCCACTAACAAACCGTCCGATGATCGATTCATAAAATGCTTTCACATGATCAGTTAAATTCTTCACGAGTACTGCTTTCTCACTAAGTAAGCTGACACACACAATCGCAGTCATGTTGCTCAGCTGGAGAAAAATACC